TAAAGGTAACTAAATCATCATTTAATAAAGGCAATACAGCTTTAGTTGCTTCCACACTTCCAAACATTAAATTCATTGCTTCTTTATTGCCGCCCAGGGCCGTTTTCATTTCCATTAAGACTCCACTTAAGCCCTTAGCCTCCAATGCAGTTGCACTAAATTCAAAACCAAATTCTTTTGCAAGTCTTTGAGCATCCGTTGTTGGTTTCATTATTGACTGGATTGCTTGAGCTATTCCAGTAAATGTTTGTTCAACTGGTAAACCAGATGCAGTAACAGTTGCTATTGCAGCATTTAATTCTTCAATTGATATTCCAGCAGCAAATGCTATTGGAGCTATTCGACCTATTTGTGATGCATATTGATCAACTACGATTTTACCGTCATTTTGTGTTTGTATAAATCCATCAATCAACCCTCTTACATGTTCTGCTGATAAACCATAAGAGTTCATTACAGAAGTAGCTGCATCTGAAACCTTAGCCAATGTAGACATTCCACCAACAGCACCATCAATTGAAGCCGCTAAAATTGCGCTAATTTCATTTGCATTAGCAAAGCCAGCAGAAGCAATATCATATGAAGCTGTTAATAGTTCTGTTTGGCTTCTTAAATTTCCTGATGCCCTAGAAACATCTAATAATCTTCCTTTTAATTCATCAACATTTACTCCTAAAGTTTTTACAGCTCCACTTGCTCTATCAGCTTCTGCAAATCCTTTAAACCATGCAGTAATAGCAGCTCCAACAGCAATACCTTTTGCAAAACCAATAAGAGATTTTTTCAAAGTATCAACATCACCCGCTGATTTTTTCGCTTTCTTACCAAGCTTTTCTATATCTCTATTTGTTTTTGGCAATGTGCCTTGTGCTTTTTTAGCTGCCTTTTCAAACAGTTTCATATTACCTTCTAACTTTTTTAACTTTCTTTCACTATCACTAGTTTGAATTTTTAAAAATAAAGTTTCTTGCATTCCTATTCCTGAGGCTGATTTTCTTATTCTATCGCCTCATTCTATTTTTATTTATAGTTTTTTCTTCTTCTTGCCTTTGCAATAGGAAAAAAGAATGCCAAATCAATATTTCTTCTGCTGTTATGTGTTCTCTTAAATCTTGCAATGTATAACCAAGTTCTTTAGCAACTAATAATTCAGCTATCAGTTGACTGTCCTTTTTTAGCTCTTTTGCTAGGGCTTTTGATGCTTAATTCTTCTTGCACCTCATCTGGCTCGTCATCATCTTCTCCGATCATTGCCAACATTATTTTCTCTACAAGCGTCGCTGGTAATGCATTTCTTAAGCCAGGAATATGACCAACATGAAAGCGTTTTTCATTGTTTTCATTCATTGCTTTATCAACTAACAGTCTTAAAGCAAAATCTGTTGAATCATCTGTCTTTGACATCTTTTTGGCCCTTTCCCTTTCTGCAAGAGTCATCGGAGTCATATAAAAAACAAAATCTTTTCCATTTGGTAAAGGTATTGATTTTTTTACCGATGCCATAGAGACAGCAGCTTTTAATTCCTCAAGTGCATCCATTAATGAAAGTGTCGCTAAAAGAATTATATATCCCTCCTTAGGAAGAATCTATTTTTAAAAGGGGAGGCTTCGACAACTCCCCTAATAAGTGCAGATAGCGACAAACTGCACAATCAAATTTTAGACAATAAAAAACCCTGTAAAAAACAGGGCCAGATGATGGGGTTAGCCATATGTAAACACTTATGTCAAGGAAGTGCTAAATAGATGCCTTGGATTTAGCAGGTTAAAAGCTAACTCTGCTGTTGTTGGATCATCTGGATTAACTGTTAGATCTAATCCAGTAATGGTCACATCTGCATCAACATAAATGCTATTCGAGTCATCAACGCCGCCTGAACCATTATCAACGCAATTAACGTACAACTTAACGGCTGCACCTTCTTGAGATTTAAGAACAACATTACCAAGTAGTCGATTAGCTAGGCTTGTTTGGCTGTCAGTAAAATAAACAGTCATTGTTCCAGTAGCTGATGCAAAACCAGGCTGGTTAGATCTAAAAGGAGCATACTTTGAAGCTGCTGTAACTCCACCAGGAAGCGTTGTTACATCAAGTAATTCTCTCTCAATGTTGATAGAAAATTCACGCACACTTGCAACAGCCGCTGCCTCTGAATAAGCAACATTGATATGCCCAGACTTGTTAGCTGATCCAGTACCACCATCACCTTGAAGGGTGATAGCTGTACCACCAGCAGAAGCACTAACTTTGATTTTGTTAGTACCCAAATTGGTGACGTAATAAACAGTCCCAGCAGTAAGAGCTGAATCTAAAGTTGCTGTTCCAACAACACTAAATTTAATTGGGTCATTAACTCTATAATCTGAGCCAGCAGGAACAGTAATATCTGTACCAGCAGGAAAATCAGAATAATCTTGGAGACACCACTTAGTCCCAGAAGGGGAGAAATAAATGCTCCCTTCCTGCCCAGTCAATGACTGAGAGGAGCACGCTACAGGCATTTCATTACCTAATAAACAACATTTGAGGGCGTTTGGGGCGTTGGTTGGGGCATAACCAATATCATTATATTAGCCCTAAGGAGGCTTAACCTTTTGCAACAAATGAAGCTGAAATAGTTACCAATGCTCTTGGGTTGTCTGAATTAATAATATTTACAGGCCCAGAAATTTCTCCAACGCTTGCCCTAATGGTTGTATCTTCTGTTTTTAATGTGTTTAAAGTTGATGCAGCAGTAGCAGCTAATTCTTCTAATCTTTTCATTCCTTTGGCTTTAGGTCCATAACAATTCACCTGAACTATTCCACGAATAACTTCAATTGAACTTTCAGTTTTTGAAATAATTGGTTCTGTTAAAGATGGAAAACTTAAAATCAAACTTACATATTCTTTAGCAGCTCCACTTGGAGCTTTTTTTACGTTGTCATATACAACAGGAACAGATGGAGATAATCCAGCAAAAGCTGCTGTTAATTTTCTTTCAAATAAAGATCTAATTGTTTGTAAACTCATTTAATTTTCCTCAATTGGCTTGTAATTCTTTTTTTAATATCTTTACTTTGAGTCCTTGCAATCGAGACAAACCATTGAACACCTCCAGGCGCACCCTTTGCATAGATCGGATCGTATGCGACACGGGCCGCATATGGAAGATTATTTGATATATACCAATCAGCATCAAAAGTAATTTTATTTCGATATTCTTTGACTTCTAATTTAGTTACCCCAGGTTGAACTATTTCACCTTCAGTTCCTTTTGCTGCATATTTTCTTTTTGCTGGAGTTGACCAGTCTGGAGGTCTTACAGATAAATCAGGTTTATCTTTTCCAACAAACCAACTTGAAGCCATGCGCCCAGTATCTTTTGGATTTGCTTGGGCTAGTTTTGATTGAGTTAAAACGATATGATCACTTATAGCTTGATCTAAAGCTTTTTTAACTTGTGGAACCCAGTTCTTTAAAGCCATTTCCCGACTTTTTCCCGAAAGCTAAAACCTAACCCAATCATAGCCTAAGAAAACATGAAAATCCGTTGGCCTCATAACCCGAAGGTCGGAAGTTCAAATCTTCCCCCCGCCACCAAATAAAAACAAAGCCCTCAGGGGCTTTTTTAATGCCTGACAAGGGTTACAAGGAATTAACCAGCTTACCCTGTGCTTAATAGTTGGCTATAGTTGGCGACACATGGCTATACTTGGAGCGATTTTTCCCGACTTTTTCCCGACTCTAAAAATGGCCTTAATTCTTAGAACTTGGCCTGAATACTCCAAAGACCTTAAAAGAGCTGGAGTTAGATGGAGATTAGAAAAAGATCCAAAGTCTCCATTTATCTATGTAAGAGATCAAAAAACAAGAAAAAGAGTCTCTTGTAAACCGCTAAGAACAGATAATCCAATTGATATAAGCAAAGTCTTTGATTCATGCATTAATACAAATCTTGAAGAATGGGCAGGAATAAAAGAAGAATCTGAACAACTCACAAAATCATCTGTTCCAACATGGGTTGAAATTATTAATCTCTGTAACAAGGATTGGCCTTTAAGGGTTAAAGATTCAACCCGTAAAACTTGGGATTGTGAATTAAATAATTTATTGAAAAATGATATTCCTAGAGATTTCGATTCCTTAGAAAATTGGGTTAGAGAAAAATGGATTACTGGAAACAATCCAACACAAATTGGTAAAAAAGCTGTTGAACAT